ACGCGCCACATAGGCACATCGCAATTATCGCAGGTTACTTCATATTTCTGCACTATTGATGCAACTAGCTCCCTTGATTTATCGCATTTGTCGCATCGATATTCATAGATTGGCATCGTCATAAGGCCTTTCCATAGTGGCATTGCCATTCCAGTATTGCACCATTTGCTTCTCGAATCCAGCAGCTAGTCTGCATACTCGACAATTGCCTGCCTTCATCTTCCAATTACCGCATTGATCGCATCGCACAATATCATCTTCTTTACTGGCTACGCGATCAGATGGATAGATAATCCGCTGCATAAAGCATCGCTGACATTCAATTAGCCACACTTCTTCAGGCGCTTCGGGTATATCGCTGGTCTCATACCGATTTAGCTCAATATGCGGAGTGACTAACTTGCAACTTGAGCAGATAAACGGATGAGCATCAGTTCTCATTTCTGAAATACCCAATGCCCATCTGAACCGATTCTCATCCATCTAGCTGGACATTGGTCTGCTCTGTCTTTGCTAGGGCAGGTATAGCCGCGATATTCCTTGCCATCTTTCGTTCCAGATTTCAGGATCATTGGGCCTCTGCCACATTTACATAGCGGTATTTCATCAATTACTTCGGCCCCAAGTTCTGCCGCAATAGCCGAGACATCCCAGACAATTGGCTCTGGGTCATTTGGTCTTTGCTCCTTAATGAAGGATGCAAGCTCTGGCTTTGTTGTCTGAATCGGTTTCTTTGGCGCTCCAGTCGGCTTAGCAAAGAATCCAGCAAGGTTAAGTGCTCGCCCAAGAGCGCCGGTCTCGGCAAGTTCGAGCGCGTATTGCTTAGACTTAGACTCGCTAGATAAACCCGTAGTCCAAGGGTTAGCGTCAGCTTCAGTGCGATACAACTCAACTTTAACAATGTAAACATCGCAATTAGCGACAAGCGACTCCGCCAAGGTGTGAGTCTTAATTCGATAATCTGGATACGCATTTATAAACTCCTTCAATCGATCTTGAACACTTACATAATCATCTAGGTAATTCGACATTCAACTTCTCTTTCCCTGCGAAATTATTTATCGCATCTTCTAACTGTTCTTTCAATGAATAAAATGTGCCATCTGGCCAGTTTTGAACTTCATCGGCGCAAGGCTGGCAATAGAACCTGACCTGTGCTTTGCGAAGTGGTGTTTCGCTTTGGACTTTCCAGACTGCTGGCGTTCTAGCTTTCAAATGCCATTCACCTTTAATTTGTCCCCAGCGAGATTTGCAATAATCACAGTATTGATTTTGATTATGGTTGCGAGTCAGACTCAATGTCATCCCAATCTTCTGGTGTAGAAAATCTGCATCGACCCAAGATAGCGGCGTATCCAATGAGATCGAGATACGAATCCTCGCGCTCTGGACTTTCCACCATTCTTGAGAGTTTTGTCGCAATAGCAATAAGTGCCAATTCAGATGGGTCTCGGAGCTGAATACCGAGAACTCTCGCGATTTTGTAAATGCGGTAAAAATTGTGCCTCGGGTCGCCATACTCAATGCCCCTGTCGAATAAGGTGTCACCAGCATCGTTGATCCAGTCACTTAATGACCTCTGTGTATCTGACACTTGACCTTCCTCTCTTATAACCTTCGTTAAAAGCTTTCGCTTTGGCTGAAGTCCATAAACCCCATAAGTAAAGGCTAAGAAATGGAACTCCAATAATTATTGCTGCAACTGCTTCATCAGATAAATTAGGCAACATCTGCATTCACCCCATATTTATCAAGCCAATATGCAGAAATTTCAGCCTTGGATAAACGGCCTCTCAGCTGCTTCTTACCCATCCGCTCTTTAGCGAATCGTCTTATTATTGATCCCTTAACCCAATTTGTTTCATCAGTCCAAGCACCAGCCTGAGAATCAAATCGAATAAGAGCTATTTTATTTATCATTTTGCTCCCGTTCTGTAATCCCTAAATGGATTAACGGGTTAAATATATTTGCTTAAATCTATTTAGACAAGTAATAGCTCGGCGAGTCGGATGTCTAAAAATCCGCAAGGCCTTTCGCTGTGTGCTTTGTTGCTGAAGTCAGTGGTTACTGGAAGGCTCTTTAAAACCCATTCAGGCTCGATTAGAGCCCCTAAGTCGAACTGGTAGATACCTTTAGGTGTCGCGTTGATATAAAGCGTCCTAGCGCCCGTTCTAGCCCTTATATCGGCCAGATAATCCCACTTCTTCTTCTCAATTAGCAAGCGGTCATAGTGAGTCCTACGACATTTAAGCTCGATATAAGAATCGCTGGTAATGCCATCGGCTCGGTCGGTCGCTGATAGGGGCGTCAAGTCCGGGTAAATCGACTTGAGAGCCTCGAAAAGCTCAACCTCGCGAAAGTAAATTAGTTATCTTCCTCGCCATCTTCCCAACCAATTTTCTTTATTGGGTCATCGGCAGGCACTATCCAATCAGGATAAGAGCTGCGATCCATAGCGAAAGCCAGCGAAGTGCCTTCATCCATCCCAGCTCTGCGACAAGCTTTATAAACTTCGTTAGCTGCAATAGCCCAGAAATCAAGCTTTGTTAATGGAGTTTCTTTAGTAGTGCGCCTTCTCTTAGGGCGCTTCTTACTTACGCGCTTTCGCGTTGCCATTTCGGACTCCCTTCGCTAGGGCTAATTCTAGCTGAGACTCCATTTTATCCAGGCGCGACACTATGGGAATATTTTCCAATTTGATTATGTATCGAAGGCCGCCAACCAGTAGAGCTATTGATCCAAGAACTGAAGCGATTAGAGTGGCCAGTTCAACCGCCTGCATTAACGGACTCTGCCGTAACGCTCATAGTTGGGATTTAGCCAGTTAATGATGCTAGGCAAGACTGATACTAGAGCTGCGTTTGCAATCGCATTTATGTCCAACCCCACCGCTAGGTAGGTCGCTAGAGCTGTCGCTAGGAATGTCTTTGCCCAGCTTTCGGCCATTTTTTTTAGGTCGCTCATTAGATTCTCCTTCAAGGTCAAACCATCTGCCATCTGTATCTCCCAAGCTAGTAAATGATATATGGAAGTGACTACGATGCGGATTGGCTCCTTTGTAATTGCGCCGCTTCCAGCCCAAGATTGGGCTCATAATCTTTCCATCGTAAATAATGTATTTAATCCGCTTATCGCCTCGCTTGGCGCATTTACGAATTTTCTCGACCAACGCATAAGCTTCTTCTTTGTGAGCGCTTAAGTCAGAATCAATATCTATAGCTCTGACGATTCCTCTTGCGTCCGGTATATGGTCAGAATTGCCTTTTGCAAGATGCCGAGCATCAGCCACCCAGCCATCACTACGCCTATCGCGCTCAGGATATAGATCATCAATCATTTCCCTTAATTGAATTCCAGCTGCGCATAATTTAGGCATAGCAGTTATTTAGCATAATCTTGAGGGATTGTTCTAAAGGCCTAGAACTCGCAAATCATCAGCAGTAATCCCAAGAGCTGCTAACTTGGCTTCGGCTGCTAAGCGTTTTGCCTTTGCCTGTTGTTGTGCTAGTTTTCTCGTTTCTGCTTCAGCTGCATCTTTTGCAATTTGTTCCAACTCTAAATCATTTGCATCCCGCACAAATTCTTCGCCAGTTTCAACATTAACAATTTTTACTTGTGGGCTTGTCATTATTTAACTCCGTATAGTAGGGCGGTTCCGCTTGTAAAATTACCAGATTCAGGAAATAACCTAAGGCTGCTAATTGCTCCAGTTTGATTATAAACTCCCCATTGTCTCCAAATTTGAAAGTTTGCAGTAGTAGTTGCATCGGTGACAATTGATAGCGAATCATTTAGTTGCCAAGTTGTTGTGTTGGTATAATCTGGAATGAAGACCCAAATTAAGCTTTCACTTACCGAATTGTCATTACCTGCGCTTATATTAACTGAAGTGTCATTGAAAGCCCCACCAAAAGCAAGATCAATTCCAGTTCTATGTCTATTTGCATTTGCATCATCATTGTATCGCATCCGTAATGAATAATTATCACTTGCAGGTAAATAATCTCTGATAATTAATTTTAAGTCATTATAGGTGCTAGGTATATTGTTAAGTAAAACTGAAGAACCTGTTAGCGTTGTTGTGCTAATTAGAGTTTCACCACCACTAGCAGACGCAGCCCACTTTAATCCTGTTGCTTCCGCAGAATCCGCTACAAGTGTGTAGCCGTTTGTTCCAACGGAGAGCTTGGAGAATGTGTCTGCGCCAGTTCCAACTATTAAATCACCTTTGGCGTCATACGCGGTTGCAACTGTGTTAGTTACCACTGGAATCGGGCCAGTTCCTGAAGCGACTGAAATACCAGTCCCAGCCTGCACTTCAGTTATATCGCCTTGATCATTATTTATCCAAGCAGGGACTCCAGCAGAAACGCCTAAGATTTGCCCGTTGCTTCCAATTGGCAAGCGAGTATTTGTGTTGCTGGTCGATGAGCGGTAAGCAATGTCTCCAAGCGTTGTCTCAGGATTAAGAGCTTTAGTTGTTGTATCTATTGAATTGCCAAGGGTTCTAATGGCAGCTGCGCCATCCTTGACTAAATCTGTATTGTCTGGAGTCGCCCAGTTGTAATTCGTTGTATTCGCCATTTAGCTTATAACTCCTATCGCGTCTTGCCATTCTAGCGTATTAAGAACACTATTCCAGCTTTCAGCTGCATTGACTTGAGCCCATTGTTGAGCAAAAGCCGAGAACTCTGTTGGGCTAGCTAGGAAAGTAATTGAAAGGCCCGAAACTGAAGCGCTAAAAGTCCAGCCTTCGACAAAGCCAGTAAATTCGCCACCTAGGATATTCAGGGGCAGATTGGTAATTCGGACTGGCCGGCCCATAAATATATTTAATAAAGCGTCTCTGTCTGTGTCATCAATTTCAGGAGATTGGAGAGCAAAAGTGATGGATTGAAAAGTATCTCTAGGGTAGGCGCGAAGCTGAATTAGGCGATCTGCTACATCTTCGACATCGGCCGCATTCTTCAGATAACTGTTAAATTGTTCAGCAAATAGACCAAAGCTTGCCTGAGAGGTTGTGTCCTCGGCCGTATAAGAGCTATTAAAGTTGTTGCCATAATCCATAATTATTTTATTGGCTAAATCGCCTTGGCGCTGGATAACGCCAATGCCAGAGGCGATAGCTTGAGAAGCGTCTAAGTCTGTGTAGCCATTAGCAATTAGATAATCCTGACGATGGCTTGCGTCTGCATATCCAATAAGACCATTGGCATCTTCATAAAGATAACCAAGCGCTGAATTAGCAATTGAATTGGCTATTGGGGCAATTATGCTATCGGTGATTTGGCGGCTAACCATCGTATATTCGCCAGCATCAATTTCACCTAATCCAATATTTTGAGCATTTGCCCAAGTTTCGGTGGCATCATAGGTTGCCCAAGTTTCTGCTGGCGGGACTTCGTTCCAAGAATTAAGGAGTAAGTCATCAAGCAAATCTAATATTTGAGCGCCATCTAGCCCTTGAGCCAAATTGCCATCAAATATAGCTCTTTGCAATTTTGAAAGTGCTCCAATGGCAGTAATACGAAGGCTAGTGATTACCGCACTAGACCCAGCGCTTCTTACTATTTGGCGCAAGTCTGAAATTCTACCGCCAAAGAGAGCAACATAATTTCCGCTAGTATCTTTAATTTCAATTGTAACTGAAGTATTAATTGTAAATGAGTAATTAGTGCCATCGGTATTTATAAGCTCAAGCGAGCAATACCCGGCAGGAGTTGGGGAGTTAATATCTTGACGGCCAGAGGTAATAGTTAGATTGCTAAGAGTAACTGAGGTTAGCTCTGTGCCATTGACCTTGATTCGCCAATCGGGAGTCCAAAGCGTCATAAGATTTGAGCCGAAGTCCTTAGATCGCCAGCGCCAGTAGTTCCGCGATTAGTCGAGTTATTAAGCGCCAAGATAACTGCTCTAGTAAAACCTTCTTCGTCTATTGCTGATGGCGCATTTACATTGACAATGACATTTCCGCGTTCTTCTCCGCGTCTAACACCAGCTACATCAAAAGTTGAAGGGATGGCATTACCGCTGGGAACTATTGTTGATGGAGCGCTAGGAATAGTTGCAGCGGTTGATGGAGCTGAAGGTGTTGCTGATGGCTTCGGGGCTACAGGAATGCTTGGGCTGCTTGGCGCACTTGGAATTTTTGGAAGGCTTGCACTACTTGAAACGCTTGGCGTTGAAAATGATGGCTTAGAAATTTGATTAATATCTGGAACACCGGGAAGGCGACCAATAGTATTATTATAAATACTTATAAGCGCATTAATGCCATCAATTGCAAAACTAACTGCGCTCTTAATGCCATTTACTACTGCGCCAATAACATCAAGAATACCGCCAGCGACCTTGCCTATGAATCCTAAGGCTGATCCTAGATTATTTAGCAAGACTGGGACTACAAAGTCTTTGATGAAATTATAAAGAGTAGTCAAAGCATCTTTATTTCGAGCAATGGCATCGGTAACTGGTTTTAATGCAGCATCCTTAAATTCAATAAATTTTGGAATAACTGTGTTAATAAAATAATCTAAAAGTCTTTGGAGAGTAGGCAATAAGGCTGCTCCCACAGATTCTTTGGCCTCATCAAACCCGACTCTTAATCTTTGAATCTGACCTTCAAAAGTATTCGCTTGAACTGTAGCTGAACCGCCAAAAGTATTTGCTAGTTCTTTGACTGTGCCTTCTAAACCTAAAGTCTTTATTTCAGCTGACGATAAACCTATGCCTAATCTGCTTAGAGCTGTTGTGTTTCCCTCATAAGCCTTGCCGAGCGCATTGGAGACAGTCTCTACGCTTTTACCAGTAGCAGCTGAAATATCTAGGGCTAGGGTCAGTAAATCTTGCGACTTAGTTACTGATCCTGTGGCAGTTGCTAAGCGTTGAAGCGCCGGGCGTAATTCGTCATCAGCAACGCCTGTAGCCAAAGAAGTTTTAAGTATCTGCTCTTCAACTGCAGAAATCTGCGCTTCGGTGGCCCCAGTAACATTTTTTAGAGCATTGGCTAAACGATTTTGAGCTGCCTCATCTTCAATGGCTGCTTTAACGCCATCAACGGCTAACTTGACCGAATAGGCCGCTGCTGCTGCTGCTGCTGCTGCGAAAGCAGCTGCTGCAATCTTGCCAAACTTCTCTAACTTACCGCCAAAGCCTTCAACCTCTTTAGAGCCAGTATCAAGATTTTTCTTGAGATCATCTATATCGGCAAGAATCGAAAGCTTAAGTGTTCTACTGCCAGCCATTACTTATCCCACTCTTTCAATATTTGCGAAAATGCTTCTTGCCATCTTTTAATCAATTCAGGCTGAATCTTACGAAGGGTTGGGTAGATAAAGTAGCCAGCGTTTCCGCGACCTTTCGTTGGTGTTCTTCTGGGGAACTGACGCAAGCGATTAGATCCAAATTCATAACCTGCCCAGAGTTTTTGTGTGCTACCGCCACCAGAAAAGCGCTGACTTGCAAAGCCGTAAGAGAACTCTCCGATTTTGGAACTGGCCGAAACTTTAACGCCTGTTGCAATTCTTCTGACTGCTTCTTGACCAAAAGTCCTTGTGAGCGAATAGGCTTTGATTTCATTTGCTGCGTAAGTAGCCAACGCGCTAGATTCGCGTTTAGCTTGGTTAACGGCTTCATCATCCATCGCTTTGAAAGCGGTAATGATTGAGCGGAGCTCGCGCTTGTCATAGCTGATTGGTAACTCATCTGCCACCGCTACGCTCCTTCAATATATCTATAGCCGTTAATACTTGGTCTATGTCTGTCCAGTAAGGCATTGGAATCCCAGTTGCGATAGCAATCTCGATGATTAGTCGGTTGATGCTTCCGGGCTCGTAACTTTTGGGCTTTCATCTCCAATCGTCATTTCCTCAACTGTCAGCTCCCAAATCTCTTGCGACTTGGTTGGCTTTCCTGCTGCTTCGCGCTTATACGCAAAATAAGCAAGATCTAAGAAGTCCGCTTGCTGGTAGGCCGATATATCTTTCATCGAGTAAATCGACTTACCAGTCTTGCGTTCCCACTTAGCCCACTCTGGCAAGCCAGCCTGATAAGTGACTGATTCGCCTGAGCTGTATTTAATTGTGATTGATATTTTCATAGCTCCCGATGCTCCGATCT